TCAAGGATGATGTGGGTTGGTCTAAGTGAGTTGTCACTGGAGGTGACGTCTTGCTCGATCTTATCGCTGTATCCATGCTTAGTTAGCATCAGTTTAGTTATTGTTGAATTGAAATCGCCCATAAGGCCTGAGTTGACAAGGGTTTTAGCCTGGGTTGCCAGAATTCCCTCTAAGATGTCCGAAAATTCAGTTGATTCATCCCGCCACTTGTAGATAGAAGACCTGGCAACACTGAGACAAGCAGCCAGCCCCTCGATTGTGGGTATGACTTCGTTGTGACCAATGTAGCCGCCCCCAGCATATTCCGCTGCAGCAGCTAATACTTCATCAGTTAATTTACTTGGTCTTCCTACGCTCATCCATCGTTATCCCGTGCGCTCTTTCTATTATCCTGGCTACCCTGTACACCACTTCCATGAACTTTTCCTGGTGTGTCGGGTAACCGCTTCTGTCCATCAGGCTCTCTATTTCCATCCTCGTCAAAGGTACAGGGTCCAAATATTCTTTCCCAGTTTCGTTTGAACTCGCCATGAGATATTGACCTCGGTCTTTGGTTCGATCCTTTGCTCATAATATCACCACCGTTCTGGTTCTACCACATGCTAGACAGATGACCCGCTCATTCTCTTCACAGCCATATGGAATGTCGTATATGTCCTTATGACCCTTAAATATACACTTAATTCTGTTTAGTAATTTTATCATTGTATTTCCCTTTTATTATATCTAGCACTGTATAATATGGTATACCAGTCATCTTGTATATTTTAATAGGCATTCTACCGTCTTCGTAATACAAAGCCTTAACCTTACGCAGATTCTTTAGCGATACTTTCAACACCTTGTATTCTCTCCCCTATCCACTTCATTACAGGCACTGCCATACTGTTTCCCATAGCCTTGTACCTTGGGCCATCAGGGCAGTTTTCTGCTGGCTTGCCCCGGTACGGTATCTTTGTGAAATCATCAGGGAACCCTTGGAGCCTTTCGCACTCCACTGGAGTTAGTCTGCGAACCTGCGTCCCTTGTCTACAAGCCTGATAACCTTGCCCCGGTTTACCCCCTGCTGTAGCCAGCGAGCTCGTCACATCAGCTTCCCATACAGCACCCTGCTGGTTTTCTTTGATTGCTACTCCATGAACATCCAGACAATTAGTGGTAAAGCAAACTTCTTCATTCCAGCCCGATTCTTGCGAGTTTTGGCTGGTCTTGCCAGCTCCTTGAAGGGCGTATGCTACACAAGGTTCCCTCTGACCACCGCCCATAGTGTTCAGCGTAGGACATACATCTTTGGAAATTCTTGGCACTCCGTCAGGTGAGCGTGGTTCAAAACATAAAAGATTCCTGTTGTGGACTATTTGTGTACTAACAGTAGCGTGCGATTCCTTTGAAACATACCCATTGTAAGCATCAACAGCCATAGGAATCATGTCAGATGAGCCTGATTGATACTCTCCTGTAGTGCCAACTCCAGTGTCTCCGGCAGCTTCTTCCCCCGCTTCTCGGCGCGGCGTAGGATGCCCTGACAGGCTGTGTCGCTCAAACAAAACCGCTGCAGGTGGTCGCCAGTTTCCAAGATATCCGACAACAAACACGCGTCTCCTTCGCTGTGGAACTCCGAAGTATTGAGCGTCAAGAACTCGGTAGGCGAACCCATACCCGATTTCCCCCAGCCCTCCGAGAAAGGCTCCAAAGTCCCGTCCTCCGTTACTTGACAGGACGCCAGGGACGTTCTCCCAAACCACCCATGTGGGGCGTGTGCGTTGAGCAAGTTTAAGGAATTCGAGTGCCAAGTTTCCACGGTCATCTGCCATTCCTTTTCTAAGTCCTGCGATTGAGAAAGACTGACAGGGGGTTCCTCCGACAAGAAGGTCAATTGGCTCATAATCATTTTCTCCGATGGTTGTGAAGTCACCATGTAGCGGTACTTCTGGATAGTGATGTTTTAAAACTGCACAGGGAAATGGCTCAATCTCCGAAAAGAATGATGGTTCCCAGGCCATGTGATGCCACGCCATTGTGGCGGCTTCTACACCACTACAAACTGATCCATACCTCATAAATCCTCCCGTTATTTATGAATAAATTTTTTGTTAAATGTCTTTAATGATTTCTCAGCTACTTGATCACCGTTACTAAATACTTTTATGGCACCGCCGGCCTCAAGATAAGCCTGTACATCTTTAGCTATCTCCTGCCGTAGCTTCTCCTTCTCGAACTCCTTCGCGGCTCCTGGCCAACCTGTATCTATGAACATCTGTAGCCTTTATTCTTTGCCCTTCTCTTTTTGCTTTTTCGTAGATTGAGATAAACAGCTTATCTTCAACCCTAGTCTTGTCCAATTTGTACTGTAACTTGTCGAAATCATTGGAATTGTCCTTGAAAATGACTGAAATTGGAAGACCCAGGGCCTGCATTATCTCTGGACCCTTAGCCTGGCATGAAAAGCAGTAGGCCAGTATCTTATCTCCGACATCTTTAATCGTCATGCTGGGGTTCTTATCGTCATGTACCGGGCAGCATGCTACATACCCGTCACCCTGTTTCCGTACCTTGTCAAGCCGCTGCAGTATCTGTTCCACTCTTAGCCCTCTTTATTCTTAAGTATGTAATATAATTTTTTACTTCCTGGTCTAGCTTTGTTGCTGGTCTTGGCCAGTTTTCAGGCGGCTCTACCTTAAACTTTTCTTTAAAGGTGTGATATATAAACCCTCTCTTGTAGCCTTTCTCATGAGCGTACAACTGTAATCCTGCCAGGAACTTCTCTTGTGCCTTTGACTGCTCTATTTTCTTTAGGGTTTGGGTGTCAGTGAGTATCTGCTTGAGCTTGGGTCTTTCGTACCCACACAAGCACTTAACCTTAAACAACCTGGTGCATTGCGGGCAGGTTGCTGGCTCAATCTCTTTGCGCTCCTTTACCAGGCGCTTCTCTTGATAATTCCTTTCACCGGTGTCCAACCTGGATGGTATCAGGTCTTCTGGGAAAGCACCCATCCTGCTAATGTTCCCGGCGTGGTCCAAGTAGATGCCGCGCTCTTTGCCTGGTGCGGTCCTCCATACCCTACCAGCCACCTGTATATTTCTAATTAAACTTTTACTTGGGGTGATATCAATAATTATTTCAATGCCAGGATCATCAAAGCCGTAAGTGCATAGCTTTGAATTGCACATAACCTGGTATAACCCATCCTTGAAATCGTCATAAATTGCCTTTCTCAACTCAGAGTCCATAGTTCCATCAATATGGACAGCTGGAATCCCTTGCTCATTAAACTCCAGGCACATCTGTTTTGAGTGGGCTACCGAGGGGGCGAACAACAGCGCACGTTTACGCTGAGATCCGCTAACCCGCCGGTAGTTCTCTATAATATCACCTGCCAGCAATTTATCATTCATAAGGGTTTTTTCTAATGACTTCTCATCATACTCAACTCCACCACTGGAAAGTCGTTTTAGTTTTACCTGTGAAACATCTGGCGTTCTTCCCCCATAGTAATCTGTAGGTGCCAAGTAGCCACCAGCAATAAGATCCCTGGGCGTTGCCGGCGTTACCAGGCTAGAAAACACGTTGCCTAATGATTTTGTAAAAGGAGTCGCACTGAGACCTATATGCGGCACAGCATTCAGTCGCTTCATTTGCTCCGCCATTGATTTATGAATCGTATGGCATTCATCAATAATCGCTAAATCATAATCCATTTGGTTTCTTCTGGCTGCGGTCTGAATTGATACAACCTGGATAAGCTTGTCGGGATCATACAACCAAAACTGATCGCCCTGGCGCACCGAGTAGTCGAGGCCCATCGCGTCAAGAGTATCAGTGGTTTGAGAAATCAGTTTGTTGCGATCTACAAAAAAAACACTTTTCTTGTTGTTAGCTGCAGCCCTCCTCATGATTTCACACGCAATGAACGTCTTGCCCATTGAGCATGGTGCAGCCAGGACGGGATTTAAACTTCCTCTTTTAATCTCCGACCGTAACTGAGTGATGGCTTGCTCCTGATGGGGTCTAAGCTGCAGGCTCAAACCAGGTCCCTCGCACCGTAGATCTTGGACGACAGCTTGCCCAGCGTGTCAGCCTTAAGGGTCTCCCTTGTGCATCCTTCATCGTTGCCAATCTGCGCGTTTAGCACGGCACTGTCCAGGGCCTCTTTTTCTGCGTGGTAAAGTGCGTTGCAAATAATGCGCTGCTCTTCAATGGTTATATCAATCTTCATCTCTATACTCCAGGTCTGCCTCTCGCTCTTGGTGTTCCCAATAGTCTTGGATCTGCTGCTCACTGCTGCCGTACGTTTCCTGCCAATCTCGCTCTAGTTCTGCATATTCATTCATAATGTATCTCTCCCGGTTGATGCCCCCCGTAGGGGGCAGTTGATGTTAGCCTTGAATTATTTCGTAGGTGTGAAGGGCTTTGCCGTGGAAATTATTTTTTTCTTCTTTAAGTTCCTCTTCAACAGCTTCCACTGCGTCAGCCATTGTGTTGAAAGACATGTACAAAAAGAAACTTGCACCTAATTTAACGTGTTCTTCAGAAGTAGTCTGGCGATAAACGCGAATTGGTAAAGTAGGTTCATAATTTCCAGCTTTAATGCGGCTTTCAGTTCTTGCTATGCTTTCGTGAATGTTGTTCATTTTTCTCTCCCGTTTGGCAGACTGTGTGTCTCGCCCATGTGTGTATATTATCTATCTGGCAGAAGAAAACAAGCTTTTGTCATGTTTTTTTATAAATTATTTCTCTGCCTACCGCTTTGTCAAAATTTTTGCAGCTTGGGCAGTACCATCCGGCCCGCGTAGGAGTCACCGGCTCACCGTCTCTGGTAACCCTAATCACCTGGTCCATTATAGCGCCGCACTGGCAGTTTTTTTCTTTTAAATTTTCCAATACTCCCTCCATTTGTTTTAGGCACAATTCACCCTTTTCCCCCGGAAGGCCATGAGTCGATAGCTACTCAATGGATCCGCCTGACATATGTCAAAGGTCCGTAGACCTGGTACTTAGTCTTCCGTCCAGCCTCGCGCTGAATCGGTCCCCCGCCCACTTCTGTGGGATGCTATCACCTTGCCAGCGGCTCCCTTTCGGGCTTCCGGTTGCCTGTTGTCAGTGGCACGACAGCGCAGGACATTTTGCTGGTTCGGTCTTCACCTCGCGGCAGTTGGTTTTCTAGGTGTCAACTCACCATAAGCCAGAGTTGCGGTCAGGCTTTGCCACACCGAGGGAATACACAATATGTTGTGTTTATGGACGGGAGGTCGTACAATATAGACCGTAGACGTCCAGTGAGGGATTTTCCCCTTTCCCCTTGCTGCTTGTAGCCCCCCACACCAGGGGGGTTTTTTTAATGTACTACTTCTTCACTAACTTCCACACCGCTCATAATCGTTTCAATGTCTTGTTCTAAGGTGCGGGCAAGAATTTTCTCCTGAATTGAAGAATCTTGCAACTCCGTTTGCAATCTTATTTTTACAAAACCATCAATCTCTTCAAAAATAATTTCAACCTTTGCCATTCAACCTCCTGACACCCACCTTGTATCGCAGCTCTTCGCCGTATTCTTTGTGAAGTACCACGCAGGTCATCGTTCTCATAGACTCCGTTTGGGTGTACATGGCGTCTGCTGCCCAGGCATCGTTAGGCGGTAAAACATTCCATCGCTCAAAATTCATTCCACCTAAGTCCAGGGCAAGCTTGCTATGCAAGTGTCCTGTCCAACAGACTCTATAAGATGTCTCACCCCACTCCTTACTGAGATTAGCTGTAATAGCCTCGTAGAGCCTCTGTGGCTGGACCCTATCGCCGTGGTGCATCGTGACCAGGCATTGTCCCCACTTTTTCCACAGGAACTTTGAATAGTTGTCCACAACAGTGACCCTGGGATCCTTTTCGTAATACCCTTGTAGCAACAAGTTCAGCATCATTGAAACGTCTGGGTCGTGGTTGCCCCTTACATTAAAAATAGTCACATGCTTATGTCTTTTTAACATCGTTGTGACCATGCGCTTGTAAAGCCGTGCTGCTACCCTGATGACACGCCCAAAACGCCCATCGGTATCTAGCAAATTTTTTGAGGCCGGAGTCAAACTGGTTGTGTCGTTTGCGTGCGTAAAATCACCCAAATTTATAAGCCATCCGTGTTCGCTTTTGATTGATTGCGCGTCAACCAGCCTTTCAACGGCATCAGATAGCACTTTTTCTGCGATATCAGTGTCGTAATCATCGCCGCCTGTTTCCTCTGCCCAGGCATACATCCCCAAGTGGTGATCGCCAATCAAATAGCAACTAGCATAATCGCTGTCTGTGCTTTTTGGCGCTTTTGTAGGCTTGTGTACACCACGCATCTCATCAGTGTAAGACTCAACGAATTCGGCCAGTAGCTGGTCAATTTGGCGCTTTTCTGGCTCTTGAATGTGCCACTGGGTAGTTACCTCGCCTTTTGCGTTGTAGAGTGTAGAAACCCGTTTTGTGGCAAATCCTGGAGCTGTTGGGTGATTTAAGTCGTATTCTGGCGCGTTTCCACGCACCGCAGCCCTGGCGGCCAAAGCTTTGATATCCCTCCCCACATTTGATATTTGCCTACCCTGGCTGTCGGCAATCTCAGAAACCGATTGACCAGCATCATATTTAGCGGCCAGGTCCATCTGCATCTTTGTCTGCGCATATGGAAATAATTTTACAGTAGCCCTTTTGTGTTTCATGCGCCTATCCTTTTTTCGTGGTAACGAATTCTTTCTCTGAAATCACTTAGCATTTCTTCGTAATCTTTTTTGTAAAGTTTCAAAGGTAACTTTTTGCAGTCTAACATGTTTTGGACGTAATCCTTTCCATAGTAGTCCTGCATCCAAATGGTATATGCCTGGGACGCCGTGCCGTGGCGCATGCCGAACATGTTGCAACCTGGACACTGTGGGTGGACATTCTCTTCCCGCAGCGCCCAGTAGCTGCTATTACCTTTCGGAATGAAGTGACCCCCTTGCATATCTTTGTAGTGGTCTTTCTTTCCACACGACACACACTGGACCCAGCCATGATCATCTGCAGCTGAAATCCTCGCTAAAAGTTGCAGCGCCTCTAGGCACTTAGTCCTGGGGGTCTTTTTCATTGCATGTTCATCTCTGCCCGGAGGGTTGCTTGCTTAGTCCTCCAGGTCTCAAATTTAATTTTCAAAACTTCCATCTGGAACTTAAGCTTTAATGCTTTTTCGGTAGCTATTTTTAGCGCATCAATCAGCTCCAGATATTCTTCGTGTGCGTATGCTTCTCTCTCCTGGCCAGCAGTTGTCTTGACGGTCGGCTCAACCATTTTCATGATGATCGCCTTCTTGCTTTTTTTAAACTCAGTCAGGTAAACGCGCTGCGCTTCTGCCTCAGCATAATCACTTGCCATCTTTTCCAGCTCGGCGAACTTTTCGTAACTCATAGGTAATCTCCACATGCTTTTTTACTAAATCACGCAGGTGGGGAGGAACCTTCTCCAAGGCCTCCCTCCTCTGCTCCCTCGTCTTCATCGACAAAATATTCGCTGCATAATGTCTCGGCGCCACTTACTATCTCCAAAATCTTTTCGTTGGTGACAAGCTTTAAAGGCATCACGCCAAAATAAGGATGGTTATCAACAATCGCAAATTTACCCTTGTAAGTTTTGGCCGAAAATTCAGCCTCCTCCAGCGCCCAGGTCCAGGCGCTAAATTGCTGCGTATCATTCATCTCTAGCCCACTCCACAAAATTCTTTATGTCGATATCCAGGGCATTACAAATTTTGTCGCACAACTTTAGTGTCGCATTATCTTTAGATCGCCACACCGAAACCTGCTGCGGGTAAACGCCCAGTTTTTTTGCCAGGGTGACGTTACTCACCCCAGCATTTATCTGTGCATGCCGTAAAGCTTTTCCGAAATTAACCATAGCGCACCTCAAAAAGGAAGATCTTCATCGAAATCATCTGTTACAGGCGCAGGCTTCTCTACAGATTCTTTTTCTGTCACTGCCAGGGACATGAACTTTGTGCCTTTTTTGCTTGTCTTCAGCCACGCGGAAATCCAGTAATCCACACCGTTCACGTTGATATCGCCACGGTAGTCCGGGTGCTTTTCAGACTTCTTGTCGTTGCGGAACAGTGCGCCTGAGTTGGTGTTGTCATAAGTCATATGGTTACTCCTGATTTATATTTTTTTGATAGCTGCCAATAAATGAGCAGCGCCTGAAACATACCTAGATGCCTGACATGCGTATCCTCTTCCCACACATGGGCCAAGACTATTTCGGTATCATCTCTGTCCACAAAGACAGATATTCTTTTTGGTGATTCTATTCCTAAGCCAGCAGCGTACGCTGATAGCTGCATACCATGCTCGTCATAAACTAGTTTGGCTGGGTCTTTGCCTTCCAGGTTGTCTTTTGTCTTAAAATCGACAACCCACCCATCTGGGTGATAAAGGTCAACTTTCCCGCCATACCCATACTCATGGCAAAAACTATCTTCTGCAACCCAACCATCGGGAATGCCTGTCAAGGTCACCAGCTGATCCTGAACAGCAACGTAGGTCTTTGAAATAATTCCCTGAGAAAACCCCGACTCAATATAGGCATGAATCTCGGTTCCTCTTTTTGCTGCTTTAGTGGACTGCTCTTTAGCATCCTTTTTGGCACGCTTCATAAAATCGTCTAGGGATTCGTCTTTTTCCCTTGGCAGGGTTAGTGCAGAAAGCAGTGCCTGGTCTATCTTCCAGTTCTCAAGACCTGGCTTTGCGGCAACTCCCATCACACTTGTGACGCTGGGTACATACCCGTGTTCACGCGCATCTCGGATGGTAGTGCTGCGCTCTCGGCCATTCTTGCCGACTATCGTATATCGGGGATTGCCGTCCTGGTCGTACCAATGGGTTGATTCTTTGATCATTAGAAAGGCGCCCCCAAGTTCTCAATTTCTTGTCTCAGGTCATCGGACAGAGAGTATATTTTGGTGATTTCATTAATTAGATCGTCAGGGATAATATTTCCACTATTAAATAGCTTAATCCACTCATCCCTGTTTGCCGCAACCTGCTTGGCAGTGTACTCAGGCTTTGCTTCCGGCTTGGGGCTTTTCTTTTGCGCCTGTTTGGATTCATTGTGGAACTCATCGGTATCAGCGTCTTTGGTATCGTCAATTGCAAAAAGACCATTTAGAGCATACTTCCTGGCGTAGGATGAAGCTGTGCCGGTCATCTGGCTATCATCCATACCTTTCTTTTCCTGCGACTCTCTTGCAAATCCATTAGCACTAAACTTGACAGCGCCATCACTGTCAACAAGCTGTACTGTGGCCTTGATGTATGCGTTTCCAGCAACACCGACAATTTTATCTGACAGAATCAAAGAATATCCATATGCATTCAGCAGTGGCTTAACCGCCTCCAATATGTCTTCGCAGCTGCGATATTTATATTTACCAAAGCTATTGGTGCGTGCTTTCGGCACATTTAGTTTCTGCTGTATCTCAATAAGACTCATTTCATCATCCCCCTTTCTTTAAACCAGCTGTTGTTTTTTTCTAGCATCTCGGCAGCTGCATAGCCTCTGCCAAAACCGTCTTGATATTCCTGTGACGCAGTAGCAGGGCAATCGTCACCCTTCTGGCCGGCCAGGAATCCGTTTTCCCAATCTTGATTTTTAGGTCCACCGATGAACTCGGCAACCCTTTGTATATTTAGTTCCATTTTTGCCTCCCGTGGTTGAATGGAAAGGCGATTATAATGGCTATTTGTTTATAAAACAACACATTTGAGTATTTTTGATAGCAGGGGAAATTGGTATTATTGTTTTGCAGCAGTACCTCCCGTACCCACCACATGCTGCGGCCCTCGGAGAACCTCTCCTCTCCGGGGGTCACTCCTCTTTTGCAATATCTTTGAAAAAATAGCCGTACAACCGGGCTGATAGGTTTTTTTTGCGGAATAATAGGCGGGGGTTTTTACCGCAGACAAATGCGGTTAGTAGGACCAGATGGCTGTGCGGTCGTCAGTGTCCAGGTGGATAAATCTAGCATTACCTTTCTGATTGATTCCAACGCCTTTGATTCTGCCATCATTTAGAGCCATTTTAAGCAGTTCTAAGGCGCGTTCTCGGTTGACCCCTATATCCACCGCTAGCCCCCTGGAATGCGCTCCAGGAGTCGATTTTCTGGCTTCTATGGGGTGATTTGGGCATCTGTACCCAGAGGTGATGGGGAAGGGGAACCCCAGGGCAGTTCTGAAGTTCTGGACAGCCTGGAGGATAGAGTCTTGCATCTCGGACCCGTCAGAGTCGCACCCGCACTTACAGGCAAACTCAGCCAGGGTGAAGTTCTTAAGATTTGCGGTCAACTTGTTTTACCTTTTCAACTGTCCTCATGGCGCCCAACCCTAACATGCCAAGCAAAACCGGCAAAAGGGTTTCCATGTCGATTAAAGGCAGCGCAACGTCATATCCTGCAATTTCCAGAATCATGTTGGTAAAAGGTATCGTTATAAAGTTGCCGGCCATTCCAAGGGCGCAGATCCAACCGATTGCTGGTCTCCATCCTGAGACAAAAAGAGACGGGCTTGCGGCCTCAATCTTATTCACCTCAATCTGAGCCATAACCTGTTCCTGGGTATGCTTCTCAGCCATCGTGGCTATCTCATGCGCCAGGGCGGCCTTCTGGTCCTTGTCCTCGATTACCTTGTCAAGCAGCTGGCTGACAGGACCGATTAGTGAGCTTAGATTCATACAACCACGGCCACGACTAAAATTAAAACGAAAGCCGCAATGCCTATAACCAGGTGCTTTGGATCCTGCTCTTGAACTTTTTGTTTTATGTAATTTCCAGCCTGTGTAACAGCGGCGATCAGTTTGTCGTTCATTATTTCACCTTCATATAAGCCGATGCGGCCAGAGCCACTAAGATGGCGGTCGTTACCCATCTTGCTATGGTCTGGCCTACCGTTTTTTTTGTGTCTCGCCAAGCCTCCAAAAGACCTCGCAATTCTCTGACATCGTCATAGGCGCTTTCATCTGAAAGACCTATTTTTAGTAATGCCTTCTCAGCAGCACGCTCTGCACACTTTTCAATCAGGACCTCAATCTCTGCTTCCGTCATCACTAAATTCCAATGCTACTATTTTTAAGTCGGGTCTTTCCTGTTCCTGCATTTCTTCTAAAATATATTCATAAAATGCAACAACGTCATCAATACACCACCTACCCTTAGTATACGCCACAATGGATAGTAACAGCTGCGCATATTGATTTTCTTCGTTCATTGTCCCCTAACAAGCAAATTCTTGTAGTCTGGGTCTGCAAGTTTTTTCTTAATGTATTGTGCGTATTCTTTCGTGCCAATTGCTGCACCGCATTCCCTGGACCACTCCTCGGCCATTACCAAGGGGATAGATCCTACCCACCTTGTGCGGTCCTGGCCTGAATGCCTGGGCGCAAGTTCTCGCATTTTCTTCAAGGTTTTTAGTAGACCAGCGCAATCCTGCTCCCTAACAACCTGAATCTTGCCATCTTCCTCTACAATCTTTTCGGTAATCACTTCTTCTTTTTCCTTTTTACAGTCTTTGCTGCCTGCTTAAACGCTTTAGCGGTGGGCGCACCTTTAGTTCCAGGCTTTCTCATTTTCTCTTTTGATCCGGCCTTGATCCGTTTACGTTTTTTGTGAATGTTGGAGTATAGCCCTGGCATTACTTCCACCCATTCCTAGCTTTAGCCTGAGCGGTTTTTGATAAATCGCCAAAGTGGTAAATTCTCTTGGACCGCTTAGACATTTTAGAACCTGTCATGAGAGTGCCGTCAGGATGTTTGTGCATTGATCCTTTGTGAACCTTGCCATCCTTGAAGTAGTGTTTGACACCCATACCCATCAGTATGGTCTTCCCTTCTTCTTTTTACCTTTCTTCATAAGTCCTCCTAAAAAGGGTAAGGCGGCCCCGAAAGACCGCCCTACCTACTCTTCTTAGCTTACGTCAGCTACTACACCGTGTGCAGCTTCGTTGTCGATCTGCAGGCCATACTCGACAGAAATCAGCCTGCGCTCCGCGTGACCTGTGCGGGCAAGTTCTTTCTGTGAGGTAGGCTTCAGATATGCAACGCGGGCGTAGTTCGGGTCAAGGACCAGAACGTCACGGCTACGGCTGAAACGCGAAGGCACAATGGTAAGTTCACCAAAGTCTGATACATAGACGTCAATCGCGGCAGACAGAGTCTTGTCGCTGATGTCTTTGTACTTGGTAGCATTACCAGTAAAGGTTGAGATTGTCTGCTTCTGTGAAGATCCACAGAGAACAATTGAAGGCTCTGCACCCTGGTCCCAGCAGTCAGCAATAACTGACTTCAACAAGGCCTCAGTTACAGTACGCTGTGTACCGTCAGTGGCGGCAGCATCAACGTAACCAGCTGTGCCAGTACCGGAAGTAGTACCATCAGCACCACCAGTTCCACGATCAGCGTTAGTACGCAGGAACGCGGGCAGACCAGCAGTCTGACGAGCAGTACCGGAAGCACCAGCAGAAGCAGCCACGTTAGCAGTCAACATGGTTTCCATGTCACGCTTCAGTTCCTTCAGCTTGTATGCAACCTGCTTGGCAGTAGTCTGAGCATTACCAGCACCATTTACGGCGTTAGCGGTGTCAGATACTTCAACTACTTTGTCAGAGATCTGAGTGTAGTTAGCCTGGCGAATTGCGTTAGTAGCAGCGTCATTGCCTGGGGCTGATTCACCTTCAACAACACGGTTGGCGCTGTCAGCAGATGCAAGTTCTACAACGCCCCATTCAAAGTAAGTGTTATCGACACTTTTACGTCCGATAGCAGTCATGAAAGGAGTGTCAGTTGGAGAAATGCTAATCAAAGCATCCTGGAGATCCTCGCGGATCGTTGAGACGTCATATGTCTCGTTAGTATTTGTATTAACGGCCATGATAGGCTCCTAGTTAGTTAGCTTAATAAAAATTTGGCAATATCTTCGACATTACCGGTTTTTTTCATCCGAGCTTGAATTTCCTGTGACCGCTTCTGAGAGGTTGCGCGGCTAGATTTCTTGGCGCCTGGTTTAACAACTGGTCTGGCATTACTAACTTTCTGTTTTGCCTTGCCCTTACTTCCCTGCAAGTCATCCCATAGTTTAGCTTTGTGCAGAACCACGATAGCACGGTGATCTGTGACACCGCCTAGTTCCGCTTCAGAGTATCCTAGTCGCGTACCATAACTAACCAAGTCTTCCTTTAATTTGCCTCCTTTTTCTGGGTCGGCAAACTCCGGTATAACCTGTGCCAGCTTGCCCATCTCTTGTTGCAGATTGGCTTGCTGTGCGAATTGCATGCGCTGTGCCTGTTGAGCTTGAGCCTCGGCAATTACTTGCTGCTGGTTATCAAAATCAATCTTGGCCGCGTCATACTCTGCTTTCTTCTCCATGTATCCGATAGGGTCAGTCTTTACTAACTCACTATTAGGCGGTACTGGAGCCTTAAGCATTTCGCCACTTTGCAGCTGGTTCAAAAGCTGTGACATTTGTTCACGCTCTTGAAGGAGTGCGTGGTATACCTCTTCCGCTTGTTTCTTTTGCGCAGCGGCATCCTGCATTCCTTTCTGGATGTAAGCTTGGCCCGAATAGGATTGCTTAAGATCATTGAGGGTTACTTCGCGTTCTTCTCCGTCTACTTTGACGGCGTAAAGTTCCTCCTGACCGGCTTCCTCATGGTCTTGCTCTTCATCCTGGTCCTCCACCTCTTCATCGGTTTCATCGGTTTCATCCGACTCATCGGTTTCGGGGTCTTCCAAAGCCTCTTCCGAGTCTTCAATTGCCTCTGGTTCTTCCAGGTCGGCAGCCTCATCTTCAGGCTGTGGATTTGAAATTAGTGTATTTGCGACACTATCAACAGTGCCGTCATTATCTATAACTATCTCATCAGTCGATGTCACGGTCCTGACTCCTATTTACGCTTTTTGAGGATTTTCTCATCAGTAATAGCTGACTCTAAATGTGCCTCAATTTTATTTAATGCACTCATCATTGAGTACGCCTCTTCCCTCAACTCAGTATCGCTAGGTGCTGAATTGAAGAAAATTTCTGTTTGCCGTTGCCTCAGTTCCTGCATCAGGGTTCTGAAATTATCATCGGCAAGAAGGGATCGCGCTTTTGATGCCCTTATCTGTATATCATCCGTCATTTATTGCCTTGGAGCGTTCTGCGCCCTCTTTATATCTGCAACATCCACAGCGGTTCCGTACTTACCTAAAACCTCTGCAGCCTTAACAATTAAATCTTGATCCATTTGGTCTCGCTTCAGGTCATCGTCAGCAGCGGCCTTCTGTGCATCTAGCTGTAGCTTCATCATGTCTGTCTGTGCTTTCGTTTGGGCCTTCATTTGTTCAGCCGCCAAGAATGCCTGGTTCGGGTCCTGCTGGCCCTGTGCCGCTTGCTGCTGCGTCATCTGAGCCTGCTGCATTAGCATTTGTTCAGTCTGTGGATCCATCGGCATGAAGTACCTGTCGGAGTTCCTTACTCCGCTCAAGGCTAACATATCCGCCATAGTATTGCGTATCTGTGTCATGGATACTAGCCCATTGGCAGGACCGTAGTTTTGCCATATCTGCATCTGCATAGTCAGGGCTTGATTTAACGCGGCCATCTTCATGTCTTCCTTGCCAGTGCCAAGGCCCACATTAATTTGGACGTCCATTGAGGTATTCCAGACCCTGGGGTCAATAGGTACGAACTGCCCATTTAGACGCATGTGAACCTCGTCTGTGGAGTTCTTAATCATCTCCTCCAGCATCAGTTTAAACATGCGCTTCATACCACCCTCGGCAAAGTTTCTTGCGATAACTTCAACCTGGCCGGCGGCAGCCTGCATAGTTGTGGCAACAGCAGTAGCGGTAGCATTCTGCAGCGCGTCAGGATCTAGTCCCATTGACGCCCTGGATACTCCGGTCTTTTCCTGTACCTGTTGGTCCATGTACTGTAAAGCCGGCAGTGTAGTGCCAGCAATAAACGGTACGGGATTTGCCTGGATAGCACCTATCTGCTTCATCCTACGGATAGCGCCTATCTCATTATTGAGTACGTCATCCATATTTACCAGGTCTTCTACCACATCAATTGCAGGGTTGTTCGTTAGTGCTACGTTGTCCAAAACACCTCTAAGCATAGCTGTAGATGCGTCCTGGTCATTCATGATTAGGTCAGCGATAGACCTACCAAAGAACGCATGCGGTTCAGGGTCGCACTCAAAAATAGCGAATGGAACATTGTCACAAGATTCCATATCCAGAATTTTATAACCAGTGCCTGCCGTCACAAACTTGTACATCATGGGGACGCCAGAACCCTCAACGTCCATTTTCATGTAAGCCTCTGTGACAAGAACTATCTTCATGGAAGGGTCCTTAGAATCTGCTTCATCCGTGTCCCGGCTATACCCGGTCCTGGCATAGACTTCCTCATCTACTAGTGTGTCGTTTTCTGTAATTCCAGCCAGGTCGATAACATCGTCAAAATCATATCCCATTGCTACTAGGTCACCAACGCGCATCTCTGCCCGGTGTGCAACAATATAAGCATCTTCAACAGACCTGGCGTTACGGTCCACAAAAAACTCCTCAGGGGGAACTGACTCAACGCATAATTTGCCACCTGTGGCACGCTTAATTACCTTGATGTCATGGCTCTTATTCTCGATCTCCATGCCCATCTGATCCATAGACATCTCTATAGACTCAGAGTGTTCTATAACGTCAATAGAATCTTCATTAACTATAAGAGCAAACTCATCGTCATTTAGATTGGTAAAGGTGTATGTTTTACCAACTTCATAGTCTTCCCAATATACTTTTACAATGCCGGTCTTTTTTACCAATGCGTCATGAAAGGCATCATTGAGAATCTCGTATCCACCCATCTCGCTGAATTTCCAGTGCATGTATGAGTTCGCCTGCTCTGCGCCAGCAAGATCCTCTGGGCCTTT